TGATGTATGGATATAACAACTCTGTGCAGGCAAAGTCTGCGTACTGAGGATCCTGAAAAAGCTGATGTGAATTATCCATTACTTCACCAATCTGATAATCTCTGCTGTCTGCTCTAATTCCGATGTAATCATATTCTGCTTCTTCAATAATATTTCTAATTTCTTCGATTGTCATTTTCCATACCTCCTTGAATTTGCTTGTCTTCTTTAACTGTCTTTATTATAGCGTATTGGACTCCAATAGTCAACGCTTTTTTCAAATTTTTTCAATAAAAAAAGACTACGCTTTTGCACGTAGCCTTTAAAGTCTTACTCGATCCAAGCCTGGAACTTGTCAATGAATCTGTATTTGTCTCCGGCGAATCCGTCCATGCCGCTTGCTTTCAGTGTATCGACCTGATCTGCGTAAAAGTTCTTGTTATTCCAGACAGAAACTCTATAGTGAATCATCTGGTACTCATATCCTTCCGGTGTAATGTAGTACAGCTCAACTGCAAGAATCTCTGAACCATCTCCGAGAATTCCATTCTTCTTGTCGTTCAGATCATAGCTGTTGCCGAATGTAAGATACGGAAGCCAACCACTCTTTCTTGTGTATACTCGACAACGGATACTTCCCTTGCTAACTTTGATTGCAAGCCACTTGATTGGAACATTATCACCTTTTCCAGCCCAATCAATCTTGTTCACTACTGGTGGCCACCATCTATCTGTGAAAGCCTGATATGTAATATCGACCTGTCCTAAGTCTTTCTTCTCTGCTGGCTTAGAAGGTGCTGACGGTGTTACTGGTGTGGCGCTTTCGCCAAATTCCATGTAGCAATAGTTGACATCAACTCTTCCGTTAACTCCATCTACATGACCGTCGGAGGAATACTGCCAAATTGCATACTGACCTTTGTAAGTATCTTCCGGAAGATTCTTGTATCTTGCCATCCATTCAATGTACTTGCCACGCACACTGCCAAGATGGTTGCTAAACCAACTCAGTGAAGCGTAGATTCCCGGAGTATATCCATTCGCCTTAAGTCCTTCGCATACAATCTCACAGCATCTAGGAGCATAGTTCTGTGTTCCTGGCTCTTCTACATCAATGAAAATTGGTAACCGGAATGTATGACCTTTGATTAATCTCAAGATATGGTCAAGTTCACTCTGTGCCTGTCTGTCACAAGTTGCATAGCTGTATAAGTAGACTCCAACCGGAATACCAAGTCTTTCGCACTCAGTAAGGTTACGAATCCACTGCTTATCATCCTGTAATGTGATATCATCTCCATATCCGCATCTAAGAATAGCTCCGGCACAACCGGATGCTTTTACTTTTTCCCAATTTATCACTCCATTATGATAGCTAACATCAATGATTAACTTACTCATACCAGCCACCTTCTTTCAGCTCTGCTTTCTTCTGCTCAATCTCCGCAGCGTGTTCCTCTGCAAACTTCTCCATAACTTCAAGTGATGTTCCTTCGTTGTCGGAGATTTCTTTTGCTGAAAGTCCGTAAGCGAAACTCTTAATTGTTTCTTTAATTGTCTGTTCTGTCATGATTCTTCTCCTTTCTTGCACTGGTGCAATTCCTGAACTGCTTCTTTCGGAAGCTCTTCTGTCATATCATCGAGGAATTTCTGAATCCATTTCTTGATTTTGGTTGGTACTGGAAGTCCGCATAATGTCATATTCTTGAGGATGCTAACCAGTTCGTACAATATGAATAATAGACTGAAAAATTCGCAGATTCCCATCTTATCAATTCCAAGAATCTGTACATATTCCTCAGGTACCATGCTTAATACATTAATATGCATAATCACGTCCGTTGCCATAAGGAATCCTACTGACAGGAGCATTCCTGCTTTCCGAATTGCTCCGTCGATTCCTACGCAGCTGTTGAATTTGTGTTCTTTAATTGCTCTGAGTACACCAAGTATCGTATCTAAAGCAACCGCTATCAGCAAAATTTTTACAAATGAATTGCTTGACAGCAATGTGATAATCTTATCCATCATTTCAATCCTTCCTTTCTAAAATTTATATTTTGGCCGTTTTTCTCCCCACAGCAAGTATCTTATCCAATCATCTAGATAGACGGCTACAGTCGACAGGAAGAACCACAATACCGTAAATTGCGGACAAATCTGTCCAAGCAGATTTCCTGGAAGATTGCTGTAGTCCCATACATTCCAGTCCAATATGATATTTACTATAATCCCGGAAATCAGTTCGAGCCCTGTTATAATTCCTGCTCCTGCTGCCATCTGCCACCGCATCAGAATCTCTTTTTTCTTATGCTCATTGATACATCCAATCAGATAGAATGCTAATCCCCCCACGAAGAACATTGTCCAGTGGCTTCTACCTCTGGCGATCAGTTCAATCAATACATAGAGGGTTCCGCCAATTCCAAATAGAATCAGCGGTCTTACCCATTTCATACGTTTTGAGCCGCAATCATTTTTTTCAATGGCTCTGATTGATATTCTTCCGGAATAGTCATTCCATAAGTTACCTTTTCTACTTCTTCGATTTCTGTCAATGCTCTGATATAGATTCTCAAATCTCTGAAATACGTAACGTGCCATGTTACATATTCCATTGCCGTTGCAGTAATTTTAGCCATATCCGCATTGCTATAGAACTTACAATGTTCCTCTTCATCTGAAGTATGCCACGGAATGTTCTGCTCTCCTGCTGCCACTTGTCCCTGCAATCCTACAAGGCTCGTCTGATCTCTCTCCGTTAATGTGAAATGCTCCGTACTTCCATCTGTAAGCACCACATCCACACCTTCCGCTATCACAGCCTGCTGCGCTGCATTCATCTCATTTACTTTCGCTTCCTGGATCTCTTCTAATGTTGGAACATATGGCTCCGGTTCTGGCTCTGGATCCGGCTCTACATATACACTTCCATCATCTGACAGAATGTATCCGTCTTCCACAGTTTTATACAATGTAGTATATGTTTCGTATTTTCCATAAACCTGTCCATCATTTGTCACGAGATGAAATCCCGACAGATTCTGCAATACACCCTCGATTTTCACGTGATGGAGATCTTGAACTGTTACAGTTCCCATCACTGGTTCTTCTTGATTAAGAAAAAGTATGTTCATTTGTTTTCCTTTCTAGTGGAATCCTTAATTAAATGGCAAATCATATGATAAGGATTCCACATCATTTTATAAAAATTTGCGTGCAAATAACACCCGACCTATGCCAAGTGTTTTTCAGATTCTATTTATTTTTCGCTATGCTCTTAAATATTTTTTGTGGTGATATTTAACAGCTTCTTGATCAACTGTACAATATCTTATCGTTGTTTCCGGCTTGGAGTGCCCTGCCATTATCATTCGCTTATAATATCACTTCTTTGTGTATTTTATTGTTACAAAGAATCCGTATCCTGTCCAATCAGTTGACGTAAATATTGCCAATTTTCCTGCATTGATTTTTATTCCAACACAGTTTGCCCAGCTGCCGTCCCGTGGATTTATATACGGAATCGGAAAAATGTCAGAGTATCCGGCTTTATATATATAACTATTTCCGCTGTCAATCCAGGCATAATAGGTATCTGACGGTAAGTTGAGATCGAATAATTCTGTTCCGTTACTTGGAAGATGAGTTTGCCATATAGATTTGGAATAGATCTTTTTCCCAACTACTATTTCCCCTGTCTCTGTTTCGTCATAAGTGATTTTTCGATTCAATTTGCCATTTAATTCAGTAATCTGATCCTCAATCTTCTTCCCCTGTCGTGCATCAAGCGCATACCCGGCCTCTGTCGTAAGCAGATTATTAATCACATTTGCAGTGTTCAGTTTCTTTCCATCCAGTACTTTTCCCTGATAAGCATCCAACACAGAACTTCCTGCTGCTGAAGTTGTCAAATTATTCGCCACTGCTCTGAATGCGGATGTTCCCAGATCTGCGAAGTACTTTGCGATCTTTCCGAGAATAGTTGACATCTTCTCATTGCTTGCTATATTTTCCCTCGTTGATGCCTTTGTGAACGCTACCTGTGTATTAGCATCTACTTTTCCTGTTGGACCCTGAGGACCTGTCGGGCCTGTCGGTCCCGTGTCCCCTTTCGGTCCTGTTGCTCCGGTTGGCCCAGTTGCTCCAGTTGGTCCTTGTGAGCCTGTTGCTCCTTTTGCACCCTGTGGACCTTTCAGATTTCCTGTATATACCCACTTAGCCACAGAAGCTGCTCCTCCTACAGTACATCTATATGTATTTCCCGTTGCTGTGTTCAGGTAATTGTCGTTCATAATGGCATCTGTGATTCCTGAACTGGAAAATACTGTTGCCGTTGTGCTTGTTCCCGTGATTGCCGTTCCCTGTGTCCAGCGGCTTCCTCTGGTTCCGGTTGGTCCAGTAGGTCCAACCACCTGTCCTAGATCAATCTGTCTTGCTGCCATTGTATATTCCTCCTAGCTTTCGTATACTGCGATCAAGTGTCCTTTGCTGATCTTGAATGTCGGAGTCTGTCCATCCTTACCGGTTGCTCCTGTCGCTCCAGTTGCACCCTGTGGGCCTGTCGCTCCGGTTGCACCTGTATCTCCTTTTGCTCCCGTATTTCCTTTCAGGCTTCCTGTATATACCCACTTAGCTGCTGACGCTGCTCCACCTACTGTACATCTATATGTATACCCAGTAGATGTGTTCAGATACATATCATTCACTAATGCATCTGTAATTCCTGAACCCGAAAATACTGTTGCTGTTGTACTTGTTCCCGTGATTGCTGTTCCTGCGTTCCATCTGCTGCCACGTGTTCCAGTTGCTCCCTTGTCTCCGGTTGCTCCCTTAGCCCCTGTATCTCCTTTTTGTCCCTGTGGGCCTGTCATTCCAGTAGCACCTGAAAGATCTGTGATATAGGTATATGCTGTCTTTCCTTTTATATAGAGTTTCGCATTATCGACATCATTGACATTTCCTGTGTCGATCATGACGAACTGTCCTTCTTTCACTCCATCTGAGGAGAATCCAGAATTCATTGCTGACACGGAGGCGAACGTTTTTGCGATTGCGAACGGATCTCCCTTATCTCCTTTTGCCCCGGTTGGTCCCTGTGGACCTGTCGCTCCAGTTGCTCCTTTTTCTCCCTGTGGTCCAGTCGCTCCGGTTGCTCCGGTTGGTCCCTGTGGGCCTGTCGCTCCGGTATCTCCCTTTGCGCCTTTTAGGGAAGCGATATACTGTGCTTCTGTTTTTCCTGCATTTCCAGACTGTGCAAGCCATATCTGATACGCTGATTTGCCTGTCGGTCCTGTTTCGCCCTGTGGTCCCTTTGGGCCTGTTGCTCCAGTTGCTCCTTTTTCTCCCTGTGGCCCCTGTGGTCCGATAATTGATCCTAAATCTACCTCTCTTGCCATGTTTTTTCCTTCCTTTCTTTTAAAAAATTGTTTTATAATAAAAAGCACCCGCCGAAGCCAGTGCTTTCTATCCTATAAATATATTGCGATCAGATGTCCATCTCGTACTTCAAATTCCGGTGGTTTTCCATCTTTTCCTTTCAGATCTTCCAATGGAACAAGATCATTCCAGTCATTTTGATTTGTATATCTCCATTGCAGATCTGTACCATTGTTCCGGATCTCAATCTCATTTCCTCCGGATGTATTCAGTCTTACCTTATCTCCTACCGGTTGGCCTTGAGACATAAGCTGCAGATTGCCATCTGTGATGGTGATATTGTCGGCTTTTGTTTGTAGAGATTCTAATACCTGTTTTAACACTTGGTTTTCATTTGATGCGTTGTAGTCAATTGGTTTTTTTCTCTTGATTACCGGAAGTCTTACTCTCCCAATGGTTTTTCCTTCCTCTGAACTTGATATATAGATATAAGCATCTATATCTTCTCCTTCCGTCAAGAAATCATTTGGAATATCTGCTATAATCTTGTCACATATCACAGTTGCTTCAATAATTTTCGCCGGCCTACATCCGCGCCAATATGAGAAATGGACTTCTACAGCCTCTTGTTCAGATGGTAGGTTAAGTCCCTGAATCTGCAGTTTCTGTCCATAATCCCATTGTGTCAATCCGTATGCAGTCTTTTCTTTTTCTCCCTCTTCGAAATATACTCTTATCATGCTGTCACCTCCTCCAATACATATTTCAATCTTCCATCCACAATTTTCAACGGTGGGGCTGTATCGTATGAGTCGTATGTCAGGATAAGATGTCCTGATTCTACCGACATTGCAAATACTCCCTGGTTCAATGATGTAATCACTGCATTCGCATCTTTTCCTGCCGGCCCTTGTGGTCCAACTGGTCCGGTATCACCTCTTGGACCCTTTTCTCCGTCTTTTCCTGGTTCTCCCTGAATCCCCTGTTTGCCCTGCGGGCCAGTTGCTCCGGTTGCTCCTCGGAAATCTCCATTTTGTAGCTTTTTTGTTAGTGTCTCACTAATCTCTTCCGCTGTCTTTGCAGCATTCTCAGCATGCTTTGTAGCTTCTTCCATGCCTTTTATGAAGTTGTTCATCCATCCAGCTTCATTCTCGCTTTCCGAAACATCTCCTTCACTGAAATTCCGATGTACTTCTATCGGCTGATCGAATGTTACAAGCGTCTCCTCATCCATTGTGAGTACAATCTGAAGCACACTTTTTCCAAGTTCTGCGAATGTCTGGTCTTTCACAATCACCCTCACGGTATTCTCAATGATCGGGCATACATTATATGTTGCTTTTTTTGACGGCTTCAACACGAATGCTTTTGCCGTTGCCCCTTCCGGAATCTCATAATCCCGGAAATGGAAATAGATTGGGAGAGCATTCGTCCCTCTTACATAATCAATCTTTTCCTTAATCCTGTTCTCCAGCACATAGACATCTCGTTCTATATAGTTCACTTTTCTCACCTCCTTATCCAGGAATCCATCTGACGATATACAACCCTTGCACCGGTGCAACTCCGCCTCCTGGATATCTCAGCACATACTTCCACGGAAAGTTATAATATCCATGCACATGAATCTCTTTTCCTGTCTGATCCCCCGTCTGTCCTCCGGTGATTCCACCGAACTCATTTTGCGAAGCTGCTACTAGCTGTCCATTTCCAATCGACATTTCTGTATGGCTTCCTGGTTTCAGCAGGACATCTCCCCGGATCAGTCCTGATCCTGTAGACAGATTGACCTGTGAAGTCACATCCTCGAAACCTGCTGCCAGAAACACATCATACATGCTTCCTGTTGCCGGTGTGTATCCTGGCCTCGTATTCAGCCCTGCATTGTAGTATGCCCAGCAGATTAATGAGGAACAATCGTAATCTGGTCCGTCTCTGTGCGCCTGATCGTATCCATGACTGTTATCGTTCGCAATCGATATTGCCCATTCCACTGCCTTTTCAATAACCTGACTCTCGGCATCGTATTTCTGCAAGTAGTCATACCACTTTCTTGCGCAGCTCCGTCTTTCGGATTCAACCTCTACACCGGCACGCTCGAAGTTCTTCAGGAAGGCACTGGCCAAGTATTCCGGAGACTCTGAACTGCTCTTGAACTGTTTCCAAGTCATTCTATAAGCACTGGTGGAAATCCACTGACCTTTCGATGCTGACAGTGCATCAATCCAATAGAGCTGACCATTAGGATCCGTGATATCGTACTCGTTTGAGTTCGCCCAGTCTGTGTAATTTGTAGCCGGTGTCCACTGGACAAGTCCGTATCCTCCACTGTAATTTCCTTCTTTCAGGCTCTGCCACAGTCCTGGATTGATGTTGGATTCTTTCTCCATATTGCCGAGGATACCGCCAATCGCGTTCAGGGTCCAGCCTTTGCCCGAGAAGTACTTCCATACTTCCAGTGCGTTTCCTTGCATCTGAGCCTCTGTCAAATAATTGTTGCTTATCGTCCAAGACATCAGATTTCACCCTCTTTCGTTGTTCCTCCCATAAGAAATCCGTTTTCAAAGTCCATATATGTCCCGTCTGAAAACACGGCTCTTCCTGTCTTTCCTGGCAATCCTCCGGGTCCGATTTTATCAGTGTCGAAATATATCGCATCACTAAATATTCTCATCAGCGTATGTGAACCTGTTGCATCTTCAAATGTTCCTCCGTATCGAACCACAATTGCATCTCCTGACCTCTCTATGAATATAGGATTGCTTTTATCTCTCTTGGAAAACATAATTGAACCGGATTTTATTTCTGTTCTTCTGTTCAATCCACCAACATTCTCACACACATAACTTCCAATAGCATAGACTCCATTCTTGTCAAGACGGACGATTTCTTTTCCAGTTGCATCCATCACTCTTGCAATACCGTTTCCGTTATCCTCGCCACCAAGTTCCAGTGTTCCACCCTTGATTCGGTCAGCAAGCATCGTCCCGGCAACGATAAAATCTGCATAGAATCCTTTTCCTGTTCCGAAAGTGCTCCACTTCCAGTCCCTTCCATCAGCTGTGCGTTCTCCAGCAATTTCAAAACCAAGCGTTCCAAGACACATAGCACCAAACGTTTCAGACTTCGGATCAAGATCTTCAAAAAGAATTGACCTTACCGTCTGCTTTTTTGCGACCGTAGACTGTGCTTTCATCTGAGCCCTAACGCCATTGATGGTTCCTTGGATCTGCTGCCCGATCACAGTTCCATCTGAACGGATTGACTGGTCAACCCGGCTCATTACAGAAGAAGCATCGTCCAGAAAATTGTATTGAAACTCTCCTAATTTCACAAATGTCAGCTTGTTCCTAACCGCATCCCATTCCAACTCAATCACTCTTGCATCTGACTTAATTCCAAGTTTTGAGTGATTACAGTGCACGGTATCTCCTAGTGATACCATTTCCAGGCTTTTTACATCTTCGTATAGTTCTGTATTCTGCAGAAGCTCCATGTCTGCTTCAATGCTTACTTTCGGCTTATCCACACCTTCGTCATATTGTTCCTGGCATTTCTTTTTCAACGCTTCCTCTAGCTGTTTCTGCGTTTCACATATTGTCACTCCGTTCTCTTCGTCATTCTCCTGCGCATCTTCACGCATTTTCACATCCTCGAACTTCATTGTTCTGTAATGTATTGTCGGATATTTTTCAATCAGAGGTGAGTCCACCCACGGTGTGTCTCCCTCGATCATATATCCATTGTAAGATTTTGGAACAATCCTTGTAGCAACTTCACTCATGTCTACCATCTCTGAAAAGCCATCCTTAACTATGTTTTTTCCATACATCACCTGTACACCATAGTCTCCTCCTGCTTTTTCATTGATGATCACTTGATAATTATCATACAGGATTTCCCCGCCCCATTTGGAAACAAATGCATTATCATCACTTCCATTGATTGCCTCTATCAGGTTCATCGTCTGATAATAGGCTGTTGATACCTTCTTGATGTCCGATTTTGCCTGATATTGCGGAGTTTTCTCTGTCATAATGTCCAGAGCCTCCTGTCCACTTTTGTTTGTTGGCCTGACATCTACCAGGAAACAATCTTCTTTAGCATCCATAAAAATAGGAGTAAGTTCTGCACTTACCCCCGAATCTTTCTTTTCTTTGCTTCTTATCCGAAATAGTTGGATCCCATTAAAAGATGGCATTTTCACTACTGCATTTTCCTCAATGTACTTCCATCTTCCTTCTAGGTCAATCGGATGTTCTATATTCGCTGTCCATTCTCCATTGAGGATGACATGAATAATGGCTTCTTCCGGAAGCAGTGTCATATCTCCATTATGTCTATAATCTATATTATCCTGTCTGTATATCTGAATCATAAGCACCTCCAGTTTGGAATCACTTCCAGCTCGAATCCATCTGTGATTGCTATGTCATTCATTCCTTCCTGTAGCACAAGATCGTCATAATCTCCAAATACCGCTGTATTGCTCAGTGTTCCATCTTCGCGGTAAGCCAGCTTTCTGTCTGTATCAATCGTCAGATTCTGCCCGACATCAGCTTCCATTCTCTTTCCATTAACTATCAGGCTGCATCTTCCTTCTCCATAGATTCTGTAAGTTGGGTAAGATATCTCATATGGATTCCTCTTCACTTCTTCCGCCGAATGAGGATGCTGTCCCTTGTCCAGATACCGCAGACCATCCTTTGTTGTGAAGATTGCTGTAAAATTGCAGATTCTCTCACTTGTATGCTCTGCTTCATCCATCTGAACTTTCAGGATTTTGTAAAAATGTCCTGGATCTGTCCCAAGTCTTAGCTTCTTATTTCTTCCCGACAGCCACTTTCGTGCTTTTCCAAGACGATTCTCCCAATCTTCACTCTTTCCTATAAAATTGAATGATATCTTAATCTCTGTTGATTCGTAGCCCCCATCCAGCAGATACATGGTTCCATCACTCCCCGGTATTTCTATCGAAGATTCTTTTCTTACTGCTGTTGGCATTGAAGGAAGCTCTTTCGCATAGATCTCCATGCTTGAGCCTGATATTCCGTTGTATTCTACTTCCATCATGCTCCCGCGGCTCCTCTCTTCCACTTAATGTTCTGAGACATCTTCTTAATCACCGCATCCGTAAGGATCTCAGCAAGCTTCTTGTCTCCAAGCGCAATGTTATTTTCAATCACGAACGTAAGTTCTGACAGTGCTTCTGCAATTAATTGAGCAAGTGCTGCGTTATTTGCCTGCATCTCATCACGGATATATGTCTTCAGCAAGTCGATTGGAAGAACTGCCTCTGCTCCTGCTTCTCCACCGCCCATTGCTCTATCTCCGTTCATGCCGAAAATAGTTGGGCTGTTCAAGATACCGCCGTTTGCATACCAGTCAACCGAAAACTTTGGAACTTTTGGTGGAACAAGCGACCATTCTCCACTCGCCTTGAAATGTGGAAGTTTAATTTTGGGAAGTTTCCATTCAAAGTTGAAAAATCCCTTGATTTTATTAATTACACCTTTAATAAAATCTGCAATGCCGCCAAATATTGCATTAACTCCATTTCTAAACCATTCACATTTATTGTATAAAAGGATAATCAAACCAATTATCACGACAATTCCCATTGGTCCAAGCACGGTCCATAGATTTGAAATCAACGGAATCAATGTTTGTATTCCCATCGCAATATTCCCGATTCCCGAAAGAATTGGAGCTATTGCTGCCACTACCAATACACATCCGGCAATCAATCTCTGTCCTTCTGGGGAGAGCTGATTAAACTTTTCAATCAATCCGGCAATCAATTCCGTAATTTTGGTAATCAGCGGTGCAACTGTATCCGCAAGCTCAGCTGTTGCCTGTTGGAAATCTGCTGTTGCCTTATTTCCGTCTACCAAATTCTTATTGTTTTCCTGCCATTTTTTTCCTGCATCTACGAGACCCTGATTCGCCATTTCCTGCATGACCAGGTTTACTCTCTCACTTTCGCTTCCGCAAGCTGCAAGCTTTTCATTAAATGCATCCTCTGAAGTTCCCGCCCAATTGAGCATATCCGCAAAAGTCCCCGTAACAGTACTTGTTTTCACAGTCTCATTGATTGATTCTGCAAGTCCATCAATGGGAATACTATCCCCGTAAGTTGCCCATGCACCAATCGTCCCCTCGATTACCGTGCTTAATTCTTCTTGCGACAAACCTAACGCCTGAAGATTGGCCGTAGTTGTTGCAGCTGTCTGATCATCTGCAAGCACACCATATAAGGTTCTATAACTTTCCGCTGTTTGTTCTGCTGTGTACCCTGCATTTTGGCTCGACACCTCAAGTGATCCCATAATTTTACGATATTCTGCTGTTGCAGGTACTGTAGCTGCTGTTGCCGCTACTATGCCTGCTGCCGCCGTTGATATTCCACTAAACTTATCCCCTGTCTCTTTTGCTTTATTTCCAAAATCCTGTACTTTTTCAGCATAGCCTTCCGTTGCAGCTGCTCCGCTTTTCAGCTTTTTCTCAACATCTTCCAGTTTACTTTTGTAACCATTAAGTTTTGTAGTAGTTTCATTTATCTCATTCTTTTTGTCCTGAATTGCTTTTTCATCTTTATTTTCAGCAGATTCAAGAATATCCAATTGTTTTTTTAATGATTCAAGTATTCTTTCGTAATTCTCTGTTTGATTTGAAAGATACTTCTGTTCATCTTTATATTTTACAATCGACTTTGTATGATCGTCATATTTCGCTTTAAGAGCTTCAATTTCAATCTCATTCGCCTTAATTTTATCTGTAGACTCTGCAATTTCATCAGATAATTTCCTGATTTGTTCCTTACTTTCTGCTGCACCGCTCTCAAGTTCTTCTGTTACTTCAGCAAGGCCTTTCTGATATTTTGTCAAACTAATCTGTGCGCTTGTAAGCTGGTTCTGCTTCTTTCGGATTGCATCCTCATTTCTGTTTTCTGCAGATTCCATTTCTTCAAGCTCACGCTTCAGAATTTCCACTTTATCAGAATAAACGTCCGTCTGTTTTGCCAGATATTCCTGACGGTCTTTTAACTTTTCAACTGCAGTAGTGCTGTCATCCCATGCCGCTTTTGCAAGTTTAAACGAATTACTATTTTCCTGAACGGCTGTATTTACCTGCTGCATCGTCTTTTGAAAGTCTGCTGCACCATCTGCCTTAAACACTAATCCAACTCTCTTCAGTTCATCCGCCATATAACGTCCTCACCTTCCTCGCTTTCTTCTCACAGAATATCTCATATTGTTCGCAAAAAAAGACGGGGCATGAATGGAAGAACTCGTCCTCTGTCATTCCCATCTCTCTCGCATCAACCATATATTCAGCCCAATTTATCTCGAGCTGAATGCTTTCATCTGTGCTTTCGATTCCTCTTTTTTTTTAATTTTGTCAACTTCTTTCTGATAAGCCTCTACAACTTCAAGAAGTTCTGTTGGATCCGGTGGCACAAGCTGAAGTGCTTCATCAAATGTCACTTTTCTCCCATTGCTTCTTACCATTGCATAGATAAGCTTCGCTGCAAAATTCATTTTATCGCTGTCAGTTGCTTTTCCAATCTTTTCAAGTTTGTCAATTCTCCGTCCGAGCTTTGAGCCACCTATCTGATCAAGATAAAAGATTGTTCCAAAATTCATTTTTGCTTCAATGGTTGTCCCATCTGTAAGCTTTATGATTTTACCTGCATTCATGTGCCACCTGTTCCTTTCACGCTCCTACCGCTGTTGTAAGATCTGCATCCGTCAGAATCGGTTTTGCGAAGAACTTCTCTTCTGTAAGTCCTGCTGGTGCCGTGGACTCTGTGACCTTGCTCACGATGTTTCTTTCTGCGTCAAACGGATATGCTCTAATCTTGATCGTGTCTGTCTGCTCACTTGCTTTTTCCTCGGATGTTGCAATATCGTCAGAGTTCTCAACAAGCTTGCATTTTGGGAACCACTCATAACGAGATTTTCCGTTTTTCAGTTTCACAACCTTGCCATAAGCGAAAAATGGTCTTTCACTGTTTCCTCCGGCAAGGATAAGTCCACTTGTTCCTTTTGTCTCTCCACGCATCCTGGAGATTGTATCGTCCGGGAATGCGATCACAGATACCTCAATGTCGATGCTGGACATCGGTGAATCTGAATCATAGATTTTTCCGGATGCATACACATCACTTGTCTCGGAGTTCTCAGTTACCTTTACGCTCTTAACGACTTCTGTCTTCTCAACATCAGCCTCGTAAGTGCCATCATACTCTTTGCCCTCTGTTGCATCAGCAAAACACATGTACTGCGCTCCGACTGTCTGTTTCATGGCCGGTTTTTTTGTATTAATAGACATTAGTCAACCTCCTAATCGAAGATGCTCTCTGTCATCTTCTTGTAGTATTTTTCTTTGTTTCTTTCAAAGAGTGGCTTCAAGTGTGCCCTTGCTGCCATCTTCCTGGTTCCATGCTCAAGCATTGGACCGTAGTATTTGCCCCATCCAACAGATACACTTTTATCTGTTCGTTCCGCTGCGAATGTGTTGACAATATGAGTATATCCAGGTTTGTTAATTTGGCTTCGAGGTTTTGGCAGTCTGAGAAGATCTTTTACAAACTCCTCAGCTCCTACCTCGACCGCATCCAGTGCCTTATCATCAGACACTTTTTCTGCATATTCTTTTATCAAGTCTTCAAATTCGCTTAGTCCTGAATCAATGAATTCTATTTCCTTGCTCATTCAATCGCTCCGTCAGTTGTGATGGAGAAATAAGAATGCCACACTTTATCTTCTGTGACAAATTCATGAGCTATGGCCGGATGGTAGCCAAGCTCATTCAGACGTTTTTTCAGTTCGATTAACTTTGGATTACGAGGTTTCTTTGCGTAAAAACTAATCTGCCATGTAATTTCATTCTCATAATCATCACCAGATGCCATTGCATCTTCCCACATGATTTCCCAGTAATCAATTCTCGGAAATACTTTTTCATTTTTGAGACTACTGACTCCCTCGTTAACAGGACAGCCTATATCGTGCAGAATCTCACTTAATTCTTTCTGTGTCATTGATTACCTCTCTTTCATATGCCGGTGTCTTCAATGTCAATTCTGACTCCCTGAAACCGTCTTTTGTGGTGGTATGTGCTACGTTGTAGACCTCATGTTGTTCTCCGTCAATGATGCAGACGCACTTACTATCCACACCTTTAAATCGTGGTATTGCGAGCTTCATGGTCACTTCCACGCTATCCGCTGAAAGCTTTGCTCTGGTGGTGTCATACACCGAAAGTTCTCGATACCACACTTTCAATCCAATGCGTTCAAGTTTTTCTTCCGGATAGTCCTCTGATTCATCGTTTACTATCCTACGAATCTCAAGGACTCCGTCTACATACTCAGGCATTGCCATTCGCACTCACCTCCGTCTCCATTTGCCACGTAAGAATCACGCTTGAATAATTATTCATGAATTCGCTAACTCTGTGGTGGTAAGCATAATATACATAATTTTTCAACAGCATCCTATATGTGAGATCTGTCGTTATACTACAGCCGGGATTCAATCTCCCGACTGTATACTCTCCTTCTTTGATGAGATTGATCAATTGATCGTCATCATAGTAAGGAGGAATCTGGAACTCTTTGAGTACTTCATCTACCAGCGTGGCTAATTCTTCATTACTCATATCTTATCCCTTACTGCTTTGGCACCGTTACCTGTGTTACTGGGAGAACATACTCCTCAAGTTTTGTTACGTCAAAAATAACTGCAACATTGTCATCCACAGCTCTACCGTTTGCATGGCATTTAGCTACGATAAGGTCTGCATCCTCAATCGCTTTTGTCTGATCATACTCGTCAACGCGAACTCCTGCTGTTCCCATTGTGTAGTATCCGGCGATTGTAAATGCAGCCTTTCCTTTTGGGCAGTTAGCATCAACAATTTTTTCGATGTCAATGAATGACTTGTTGACATATCCGCCTGTCAGAGCCTCTCCGTACATACACGGATCCACATATTCTGCTTCGTCTGACGGATTGCAGATAAGATAGAGCTTATCAACCACACGTTTTCCATCATTAGTAAGAGTTTTTCTCACCGGAGCAAGTCCCTTCGGAGAGAATTTTGTAACCGTAGTGAGAACAGTTTTTGCTTTATTTGTTCCGGCTGACTCTACGCTTCCAATCTGACGAAAGATTCCGATTGGACCTGTCTTTCCATCTCCATCGAGGTATCCTTTTACAAGTCCGTCCTGCATGGCCTCAGACAGAATAGCCATGAAATATCTGTCAACGAATTCCATAGACAGCTCTCTGATTGATTTTGGAATAACAAGGTAAGCTGTGAGCTTGTGAAGGTCAATATTCAGAGCTGTTACCTCTGCTGAAAGTTCGCCTTTGATAGCGTCCGTAAGAGGCCCCCAAACCGCTGCACCTGAATGAGATGCCACAATCCATTTCTTCACATTTGCCGGTGCCATATTTACAAGTTTCAGGATTGGCGATGCTTTCTTAACATCATCCAGTGTACGATCAATAATCTCTGTCGGAATGATGTCGATCTGGTTTGCTGTGAACGCCTGCTTGATATCCTTAAAGTTCTCGTAGAATTTCTTCTCTTCCTGCGAAAGGTTTCTAAGTCCGAGTTTGCTCTTGTACTCAGCATCTCTGCTTGCTCTTTCAGCCTCTGCTACTACCTGCTGAATCAGATCAGCGTGTGCTGCTTCATTGATCATTTCGATTGACTGCATGATTGCTTCTGCTTTCTCCTCTGCCGGAGCGTTATCAAGAAGCTGCTTTACTTTGTCTTTGACTTCCTGGTTTAAATCTTCAATTCGCATTCTTTATTTCCTCCTTCAAAAAAAATACCCCAGCCGGTACTATCTTTGTGTTTCTGTTTCGGTGTCTGCAATGTTTCAAACATTGTGCTCAGTTTGTTTGTCACTTCTTCTGCAAGTGCATGTGCATCTACAACTAGCTCTGCCTGTTGCACTGGTGCAATTTCTGTTTGGGTGACAGCGTTTCTAATGATTCCGAAAGCTGACTGCTTAATTCCATCATCATCATTTTTCTCTGTCTTTGTTGCAAATCCATATTCTACAGCCTCATCCGCTGTGATCCATGACTCATTGTCCATAAGTTCTCTCACTTTGTCCTCTGAGATGGATACCCTGCTCATATAAGCATTGACTGATGCCTGGGTAATCTTGTCAAGATCTTCTGCTGCCTTCCTTAGCTCTTCAGCGTTTCCGCTTGTATATGTCCACGCATTGTGAATCATCAGCAATGAGGCTTCATTGATCACGCGCTCATCTCCTGCCATAAAAATGACCGATGCCGCAGAACACGCAAATCCATCACAAACTGTTGTAACTTTCATGTCGCTGTTTTTCAGCGTATTATAGATTGCCAGTCCTTCAGCAACTTCGCCACCATAGCTGTTAATATGCACATTAATTTCTGATGCTTCAAGGCTCTGTAGTTCCTTCACAATTCCGTTGGCCGATACATCACTCTCGCTCCACGGCCATGATGTGATATCCCCAAAGATATACAGATCTGCTACATTATTTTTTGACTCCAAAAAATAATACTTCTTTGCTTCCATGTTATTTTCCTTTCTTTGGTATTACTGTTTAACGGACAGCTCCGAGATAATTGGATCACCTCCTATGAATCAGGTTTCTTGTGCCGCATTGTTGCTTCCCTCCCCTTCGTAATTCTTTGTCAGAGCTCGCTCTGTACTGAATTCTGTATTGAGTAACGGATATCCGACCATCTCTCTGATTTCATCGAGATGGAATCCAATTCCTCTGAGTTTATCAAGATTTACTACGCTATCCACAACATCAACATGTTTAAAGCGCGCAAGCCATACCATGACTTTCTCGTTTTTGCCGCAGTAATCATCCTCTCCGACAACATAAGCTGTCAAAGTATCATTTATCACTTCTGCTATCGGACTGACAGCATATGTGATAAATTCATTTGTTGCGTCTGATTTTTCTGTGATATTGCCATTAAACACAGCCTCTGGAATATCGAAAGCATTTGCCACCTCGTTATTGATCTGCAAAGCCATCTTTGCCAGTTCTTCAGCTTTCACTGCTGTATTTATTTGTAGCTGTTCCACGGATGCATTCTCTTGTTCTGTTAAAACTTCAAGGGCATCTGACGTCAGTAGTTTTTTAATTTTTAAAACATACTGGTCTTTTGTCATTACCTTGTCTGTACCATCTGCTTGCTTTTCTCTGAATGATAATGCATTCGTTCCAAGCTTCAATTTGAATCTTGGTTGGCTGGACAGCTGCATCATTGCATTAATGGAATCCATCGTCTTATCAAATTGCCCTACTACATTCTGTAAGTACAATCGAATCCTTGCATTGTCATATCTTAGATGAATCACTTCATCAGATTGAAATGTGCTGAAAATTGTAAGATTTTCACCTCCGCAGCTTAACATCACATCTTTGTAAACTCGCTTCAGCATCACTTCATTCGTGTGTGACCATGATGTCGCTCTGTAATATTTACCATTTAGCGGAATAATCAGAGCTTCTTGTTCTGTTAGCAGCTGCTTAACCACTTCCGTCCAGAACACTGTCCCACATTCGTGGTCATTGGGCTGTACGTTTAGCCTGTATTCTTTCTTGTTTTTTTCTTTGCTCTCCGTCTGGATCAGTATGTCAGACTTCGCTATTGCCTTGGCGATCATCATAATTGCTTTCTCGATGGCAAGCTTTGAAAGATTCAGCTTTTCCATGTCAACTGCAATGATTTCTGCCAAAGACTGTATTTCTTTGTTCCTGTCTTGGAATAAAAAATCAAACATTTTCTTCTTCTCCTATTAAACATAGATTATCTGAATTTCCAGCTCATCCTTGCAGAACATAGCCACATCGAAGGCCATAAATCCATCATTTTTTCTCAATTTCGGTTCTATCTTGCCGAAATTTTTATTTCCAAACTTATCCTCGCTCACGCTTGTGTTATTCGTGTACCACCGCATGATTGCTGATGGTCCGAAGTTGATCATCCCCTGTGAGAACATAGACTGAATAAACGGAGCAATAATTCCTGTTGCTGACGTTATCTTTCTAACCAGCCGAACAATGCCATGTGGGTTCTTCTTATCCTCAATCGTGAGACCTCTTTCTTCAAACGCCGTCTTGAATAACGTGTAGCGATAAGTATCCATTGCTATTTTCTTCACATCATAGTCTTGGAACTGTTTCATGCACCAGTCGGCTATTATATTTACATCAATCACCGGACCTTGGACAACTTCAAAATCCTCAAACTCTTCTTGTCCGACATTGCGCAACGGAAATTTGATTGAATCAATGAACGGAGAGTCTGCACAGATCCATGTGTGTTGTCTCCATATCCACTCTCCATCATCTGTCTTGGTCAGAATGCCAGCCGATGCGAAGTCTCGCACATCCGCATAGTCAATGCCAATCACTGCTGCCTGTCCTCGCGTGTCCAATGTTATCCGCGGAATCTTGCGTTCCAATTCTTCCATTGTCTCACCTTCATAACATGCTCTCAGGACATTTTGCCATGTTGTGACCGTCTCCTCTTCCTTTCGTGCCGATCTGTCCATTCGTTTTGTAATAAATTCAGCACGCTTTGACGGAATCTTCTTCATTTCCAGATAATCATGCATGATCTGATTCGCAAGAATCGGCATATATTCCATCGACGGATTCGCCTTATGCCATGCCTCCGGATCATCAACTTCCTTCATGTCATCAATCTCGCAAATAAAAGGGAAGTACCCTAGCAAATTCTCTCCCGTCTCCAAGATTTCTGCACACATTGCCGAAATTTCATCCAACGGACCGTCTCTGACATAGCCATCTGTTGTGATAATAAACTCTCTCGAATGCTTGACCTTACCAAAAGAGGATTCAAATACATTGATCTGGTCATAGTTCTCGTAGGCATGGATTTCGTTCAGGACAAGACATCCTGTTCGCTTACCATCCTTGGTCTTTGCGTTCGAAGTGTTGTATTTCATCTCCGATCCTGTTGCCAGGTTCGTGATAAGTTCCTTTGTGACCGAAAACTTTCCCTTGAATTTTGGATTATCATGTAGCATGTCATAAGCTACCTTGAATGTGTCCTTAACCTGGCTCTCTGAGTTCGCCACAATTTCAACATGGTAATTTTTCACTCCGTAGAGCGGAGTCTGAAAGAAATTTACCAGCGGCACGATGAATCCATCTTTACCATTTCCACGTCCTTCCTTGATGAAGAACTTTGAAAATACTGGAATGTCATCCGCATACATAAATGCAAAGGCATAAATGAACTTTTGGAATGGAAATAGTTCGTAGTAATTTGTTTTGCAGTACTGTAGACAGTTCCTATATGTTTTTTCATCAAAAAAAACATCGTTTCGCTTCAATGTCGGCTTCACGATGTTTTCTATCAGCAATTTTCTCTTTTTATTTATCCATTTCGGATGCTCTTCGGCATATTTGAGATAATAATCAATCTCTTTACAGATAACCATCTGTAGGATTCTCCGGCTCTGGTACCGGCTCTTTCAACTTCAGATCTGCCAGGATCTTCAGCATAGTGGCCGTAGTTTTCTGCAAATTGACAACGCTTTCGTTCGCTTTTTCCACCGTCATTCCATTCCCGTTCACGGTCTCGTATCTCAACCCTTTGCTCTTAATATCTGCTATTAGTTTCTTTTTCAATGACCAGTAATATATATAATCATTCACTAGATCCATGTAGAATTCTGCACTCATTCCACGTAGTTCCAGCTGTCTAATCAGCGACATTTTTACGTCTTTTTGTGTCAATTTGCTCACCTCTTTTCGCTCAAATCATGCCTTTTTCGTAACTTTTTTTGCTAAAAAACACGGGTTTTTATGCCCGTGTTAAAAAATTTCTTCTTAAAGTAAATTTTAAAATCTGATACCCTTACCTTTTTCACGCGAGATTTTCATTTTTCTCCAGAGTCATGGCTACATCCCCGTTCTTCACTCAGGAAAAATCGCCGAGAATTTACCGGGGGGGCTATTTAAAAATTGAGGACAGCTGCGGACTCGAACCGCACATGCGACGGCTTGCACCGTCCGCTTGTCTCCTCCTAAGCTATGTCTGCCCTCAGTGTAGCTACCATCTTTCTTTGCTCGCAAGCTTCTTCTTTCTTTGGAATCTTCTTGGAGTCCTTCCATGTCGCAGATTGTGACACTTCACACATAGACTGATCAGGTTGTCATCTTCCAACCCTAACTCCGGATGCTCTTTTAGTTCAACAATATGGTGCACCTCTTCAGCTCTTCTGATCTTTCTGTCTTCTCCTTGCAGGATGCGGCCTGCTGCCACTGCATCCTTCAATCTCTTTCTGCAGTCCTGGCACTCATAGTGATCTCTCTCAAGTATCTGCATCCTCTTATGTTTCCATGCCGCTGCATTGTAAAATGCTTTTGCTTCTCTGTCTGTCATTTTCTTTCCCTCACGCACAAAAGACACCTGCTGGCATTCAGGTGTCTTTTCCAAGGAGTATTGTAGAAGTATCTGTCCGTCTTTCGACAATACCATATTAGCATGAGCAAAACTCCAGTGAACTCCACTCTTTAATTAATTTGAATCTTTTTCAGTGCTCTCCCATGTAACTCGTAGATCCAGCTCTCACTGTATTCCATGAGTTGTGCTATCTGCCACCACTCAAATCCTTTGATATACCTGTAGAACATAACATCTCTTTCGTCCTGATCATCTAACTCATTAATTCTGTATTCTATGTCCTTATAGGTCTGTACCTGCTTTACTCCCTCTTGATACAGCTTGTCCTCTCTTTCCTGAAGAGCTGCCGCGTAAGAACTTAGATCGCTTTGATTGGATCCATGTGGCATTCCATCATTATTCGATGAAGGATACATCTTCATGTTCCTGATCTCTTCAATCTCTAATTCGATCCTCTTGATTTTCTTCCCATGTTTTCTGTATGCCCTGAGATAGGTTTTCTTCCTGTCGTTCTCGTTTTTTACATTGTTCTCTTCCAGTCTCTTCTCCATTGGCATCATCTCCTATCTTGTACTTTCTCGCCAAGTATTCTGCTACATCTCCATGCCACAACTGCTGCCCCTGTGCTTCAATCAGCTTTCCTGCCTGGTATGCTGGCCGATGAAACTTCTCGCTTTCCTTCCGGTCAGGCGGATGCTCTGCCATAGCAGCATAATGTTCCTTTTGGTTCTGCTGGATCTCTGCTGGACTCCAGCGTGTGTCTGTACTTTGTTTCACTGTTCATCACTCCAATCAAGAGCCTGCCCGCAAAATTTGGAGCGTGGGCACGATGCTTGTCCGTTCCATGTTTCAATCTTCTTTTGTCTCTGCTTCTCTAATGCTTTAACTGCCATTTTCTTTGCTTCGATGTTTTCTTCACTGTTGGATGTATCCAACCCCTTAATAATTCTGATTGCATCTTCAATATTCAACTTTCTTTCTCCCTGCTATGTAATCTAAAGACACATTGTATGTATCTGCATATTTGATTGCTTCTCCTAGCGTCAGCCCTTTCCTTCCTGTTTCAAGATCTTGCAGTCTTTCCTCCTTCATGTCTAGCTCGACTGCTGCCTCTTCTCTTGTCAGTCCTCTGATTTTTCTTAGATACTTCAGACGGTTTCCTATTGTTCCTACTGGTCGTAATATAACCATTGTAATCAATCCCTCCTTTCACATCCCATGCGCAAATGTCACAATCTTCAGGACATACATTTGCCTTTATTGCTCTTTCGCACATCTCCATTCTTGTTCTTATGTCTTCCTCGTAGTCCTTTATGATTCCGAGTTTCCTTAGAATCTTATAAAACAGTGGCTTTTTTCTCACGTTTCTTTTTTCCTTCCGTCGTTCTTTCCATTTTTGCAGCCACTCAAGCTGTGCTTGATCCTCTTTCTCTTGTCTTGTCATTTTCCACCTCGCTTAATCTGTTCCATGCACATTCTCCTCTTCTAACAGTTTAGGATTGTCAAATATGTTGCCTACAACTTCTGCATCAACTAACTTGATCCAATATCCCAAGTCTTTTCTAAAATCATGTTTTTCGTCCCAGTCCACATAGAATCCGACATGGCTCGTTGATGTGCTATCAAAACAACTCTGATATTCTCCGAATTTTACCGGCGCATAAACTTCTCCAAAATGGTATTTAATTATATCTCCTTCCCATATTTTCTTTCCACTCTTGTCGGTTAATCCTGTGTACTGGCAGACTGTATTCGGTTCAACATCGCAAAAACCAATTCCATTAATATCCCATTCATCGCAAGCCGTCCCCTTGTATTCGTCAATAATCAAACCACCGACAAAAACGTGCTTAGGTTTTTGATAACCATCGTCAAACAAATATCCCTCTACCCACTCACCATTATCTACACGTTTTCCTCTAAAAAGTATTTCTCTATTCATAATATTCAACTGCCTCCAACTTTTTTCTGATTTCTTCTCTGATATTTTCATGCAACTCATTTAAATTCCATCCGTCAGCGTATGTAAATAATATATCTTCACCATCTTCCGTAAATGGTAAACCTTGCGCTACCCAAAACTTTGTACAGCTATCAAAACCAGTATCTTTGAAAATCTCGCAGTTATACAATTCTTCTAACTGCTTTTTAGAATATTTATTCTTCATCTCTCCTGCCTCTCTTAACTACCGTAATATCCGAGAATACCACCGTAACCCTCTCGTTTTCGGATGCCGCTACAATCACAATCTCTATGTCATCATATCCAAGCATAAATTCCGGAATGAGGTAAATTCCGTACTGCTCGACAGCTCCGTGATTATTTCTCATGTAGTCAGATACAAATTCTAACTTTTCATCCAACAGATTGTGTGCTTCCTCTTCATCGTACCGCTTTGTCAAGTGTGCAATCGCCTGCTTTATGTTCAAGCTTCCTGTCCACCAAAAAAACGGCTTGATTTCTTCGATATGCTCAAACTTGCTATCTGTTATAATCTCTTTCATCCGTTTCCCTCCTTCTGCTTCATCCACCTTATGCATTTTCTTGATATATTCTCGAACTGTTTGGATTGTTGAAAGCACCCCGTCATAAAATGGATCAATTCTTTCATGTTCTGCAATTGTTGCTTTTGTTTCTGCTTCTGCCTGATCCAGCCAATCAACCAAATCTCTCGCGTCTCTTTCTGTCATATCTTCTCCTTCTTTCCATTTCATCTCTTTCTTCGCAGTACATTAATCCCACGTACTGTCCATAACTCATTCCTTCCTGTCTTGCTTTTGCATTTATCTCAGCTAGTTCGCTTTTCCAAGCTGTTAGTCTCAGTCTTTTTGGCACTTGTCTGCTCCTTTCTCCTCCCTGCCGCATCCAGGGAGGAAATCTTCGTTATCATGTTGCAGTATTGTGACATACTTTTATCTCCACGCCATTCAGCGGAGGTAACTATAGATAATTTTTCTTATATCTCGCCATCCACTCTTCTCTCGTATGTGTCTGCTCATATTCCGTCTGTGCTATTCTGCAGAGCAGTTCCCGCATTTCTCGGTTATTGTGGACTGCTTGTGGTCCTTCTTTATGATGATCCCGGCACAGATTTACTTTGAGTCCATCTGCCTCAGATAGTTCACGCTGGCCGGATCCGAACATGATGTGATGTTCTTCTGTGTATTGCTTGGAAGAATCGCCATAGAGTATCGAACAGAGATAGCAGACCCCCTTTCCACTCTTTAGGATGCTCTTTTTATGTGATTTTCTTTTTTTCTTGCAGGCTAATTTCGGAAATGCCATATCTGAATAATCGATGCTCATAATATAATCACCTTATTTCTTACTGATTTCATCTCCATTTTCATCCACCTCTGTTTCTAACCATTTCTTCCAATACTCTGCTGAGTTCAACATCATGTGAGGCATCTCATTCACGGATGCTGCCATATACAGTGCCATCTTGTATGATTCCATTGTCTTCATGTATTCCCATCTGCTGCCAGCCGGATTCTGTTCTTCTTCGGACTTATCCACCGGTTCTGAATTGGCTCCCGCTTCTGTGTTTCTCGCATTTTCTTCCATCTGCTCTGAATTATCCACAGGTTTTTCCACAATTTCCACAGGTTCCGGCATTGCACTGGTGCAATTTTCCTCTTTGTGCTGTCCCGCTCTGATAAAATCGCTCTGTATTTCCGTTGTTTCCCCTGCTTCCGGAAGCATTTCCGGAAAATCTTTCTCGATCTCTGTCTGTCCTGGAATGTCGTTTGGAAGCTCTACCGGTTTCTCCGTCTCCTGTTTCTCCTGTTTTTTTGGTTTTGGCAGCTTCGCCTTCACTACCTTTGACTCTTTTCTCTTCTCTTTCTTCGGTTGCACTGGTGCAATCCGTTCTTTTTCCGGATACTTCTGTCCGTAGAGCTCCTCCCAGTTCTGTTTTGCGTCTTCCTGTTCTGTGATCAGGACAAGATAGCTTAAAATATTCTCCCAGGTAAACTTTTCTTTCAGTCCTTGTCTTACAACCTGCAGTATAACCTCGTCCTTCTCATCGTTTAGATAGAGCATAATTCTTCCGCAGCCTTGTGGTCTTACACTGTATAGCTTGTCCCCGTCCGGTGCTAACACTTCTTTGATTCGTCCTGTTTCTACGCTTGTTCTGACTGCCTCATGCAGCTTCAGATACAGTTCCGGTTCATCCATGCAGATCTGATGGATTGCCTTTTCTAGATTGTCGAGTTCTTTCTGTTCTTCTTTCTCGCCTTCCAAAATGACTTCGATATCTGTGATCTTCTCTTCGCTTTCTATCTCTTCTTTGACTGCCTGGATCTCTGATTTGCTGTATGCCGGTGTCAGCTCTTCCGCTACGCTTTCCGGAAGGGTCAGCATCAGTGCCAGCTTCGCATAGCCAAATCCTTTATAATGCTCCTGCAGTCTCGGAGAGTAACCACCCTCCGAGAATCTGTCATTGATCCTGATGTATCTTGATACCTGTGTAGCTTCAAGCTTATATTCCGCCCACGCAAATTCATTGACATTGCTATATCCTGAATCCTTTAAGATATCGGTATCTCTTCCCTGCTTCAGCAAATATCCCGTCATAACAAAATCTTCCACGGTCCTGTTCAGGACAGTGTTCATTGCTTTTTTATACTCTTCATAATCCTGATACTGTGCTAATTCCATCAAACCGCCTCCAGTTCTTTTTCTATTTCTTCTGCTTCAAGGAAATCTTCCGCCAATCCCTGAAGGACTCTTATATTCTTTTTCTCTTCCAGCTCTGCAATATTGGCTTCTCTCTTGATCTTGCTGATCTTGGCCAACTTCTTATCTTCCTCTGTCAGACGTTTCCTGATTGCCTTCTGCCATTCTTTCAGGAATACCCGGATTTCCTCGATTCCCGGCTCTTCGTCATAATAGCTTCTGTGCTGTCTGATTGTGCCTCCCGGCTCTACTTCAATCGTGTAGAATGGGATTCCCGGTTTTTCCTGTCTTCGCAGGAAACAGATATATGTCTCTCTGCTCTCGATCCTGTCAAAATATCGTTCACTGCTGCCGGCACAATGATGCAGCGCACGTCCTTCTTTCACGATATCTACTAACGTGTTCGGTACAATGATCTTATACTCTTCATCTTCGTACTCATATCGGCTCTTGATCTCTTTCAGGATCTCTTCTGCTTCCGGAAACTTCTGCCGCATCTCCTGTGCATATGCTTCTTTTCCCTCTGCATTGTTTTCCAATTCTTTCAAGATCTGTATCTGCTGCCGGTCTACAACAACTTCATCATGCCTGCGTTTTAGTTCTCTTGGACGATAGACCATCTCGTCAGCCATATTTTTGCAACATGCTTCACACATACTGAGATAGTCTTTATATTCTTCAAGCACAGCTTTTGCCGTCATTCCTGCATATTGTTCTTTTTTCTGCCTTTCGATGTAGTTCATAATCTTCTGTGGACTCATATATTTTTCCAGTCCCCGGATGCTGCTCGGTTCTATCTCATTCTTTATCATCCACTGTACTGTCTCTTTTGAGGTCTTCTGTCCTGTCTCATCCGAATACTGCATCCAGCGTACCATTCTGTTGCCTCCATGTTCGTCACGGATCCGGTTGATCTTCTGACGGTCTTGGATTCTGAACATTCCCTCAATGCTTTCCTCTCTCATGTCCAATGGTCCATAGTATTGTGTCGGATATCCCGGATAGTCTGTACAGCCGATCGTATCTCTCAGCAGATTCCAAAAGCGTCCTTTTGCCAGGTACTCTATCTTCTGTGCATATCCTTTCATCTGTCCTGTCCCTGCCACAAGTCTGTTGTAGTTCAGTTCCATTCCCGTCTTCGATAAATGCTCCAGGACTCTTGTTGCTTCGCTGTAAGTGGTTCCGTCTAATATCTGGCCAAATTCTTCCGGATACAAGTATCCTTCTCTTGCTCTTAGGTTTTTCCGGTTTCCTTTTGTCCATCCATCCCAGTAGTCCTCATAATAGATCATGTATGTCTTCTTCAATTTTCTGTTGGAGTAGACCTTGTACAGCAGGATTCTGATTTCATCTCCAAACTCGACATAATGTCTTCCATTGTCCCATCCAACCTTTGCTTCTATGATCCGAAGCACGCTTGTATCTTCATCTACCGGCTGGATGAGATAGCAGCTCTTCCATTTCTGTTCGATATGGTCTGTTCTTGTCTTTGCCTGCACTAGTTTTCCACAGGAAGGACAGAATACCATATCATTGTGCCGGATCTTCTTTTCTCCATCCTGTCGTTTGATTTCTTCCGGCCAGCTGGATTCCCCGCAGTTCGTACAGACAAATTCTTTCGTTTCCCTGTTCCGGAACATGTAATCCTCTCCTGCTGCCTGTTCAAAGAACCATTCTCTCAGATTCTTCGGACGACCTGGAACTTTTCTCATTAGGTTCATGAGTTTCATTTTCCGGTTTGTTTCACATCTTTCCCTAATCTCGCTGTTATAGCTATGTTCCAATCCGTTGATTCTCTCCCACGGGCTGTTGTTCCACGCTCTGTGTCTAATCAATTCTTTGATCCTGTTTGCGTCTTTCCCCTGCAATTTCGGATAATCGTCATATGTTCTCCATTCCCAATCTCGCCAGTCCTTGTTCAGTGCATTCAGGATACCGCCTTTTCTCCAACCATGCTGCTCTTTCCAGTACTCATGTTCCCCTGTCTCATAGTTGATACAGTACCGTACCAGCAGTTCCTTCGCCTGATAGATATTTAGGATCAGGATTTCCCCCAACTCCTGTAGCGTGGCTGTAAGTCCTTTTCCTTCCGGTTTCTTTGGTTTGATCCGTTCAATCGCTTTTCGTTTCATTTCTGCACCTCCACCCATTCTCTTTCTTCTGTCATGGAATAGATCTGATGCGCTTTCGCTTGTATTCCGTCAACATTCCTCACACCTGCTGCCACTGGCTTGCCTTTCTCGTCCTCTACGATCAGTCCGATCACGGTTCCGTATTCGCCTTTCACTTCCGGATGTTTTCCCCTTGCGATCGCTATCTTTGTCTCTCCGATCGCTTTTGACCTCTCTTTTTCTGCGTATGCACCTCTTTCTCTTTTCTCCCATTCCCTCTTTGGATGTATGATCATATATTCCATTGCCGCCATTGCAATCTCCATAAGTGTCAGTTCTCTTATTAATGTCAGCTCTGTAGATACGACCATTGAACATCCGTCCTCTTCGTCTATACTCCCGCCAGCTTCGCACAGGAAGAATTTGTTCTTCCCATCGATCGGATACCACTGCAGGCAATCCAGGGTATACTCCGCCGCATGGAATCCAGTTGATCTTGTTTTGCTTTTCTCTTCTTTGTAGGTCTTCCCTTTCTCGTACTGGAATGTCCCTTTTCCGTGTTTTGCCTGAATTTTTTTATTGAACCCTTTGTATACTCTCATTTCTTCTCGCCCAGGTAATATTCCCTCACGATCTCTTTGATCTGTGCCTTTCCCGGTATGCTGATATACAACGGTGGTGTCAATCCTGCTGCCTTTGTGATCCTGTCGTCCAACCGTGCTTTGGCATTAAATGCAGTCTTCAAGATCATAGCCATACAGTCTTTCAATGACTTTCCTTTTCTTCTGACTGCAAGAGCCATCTCTTCGTCCTCTAAACATAACTGCTCGATAAAATTCGTCCAATCTCTCAATGCTCCTGTCAGACTCAGATCTTTCGCTTCCAGTTCCAGCTTTCCCATTGCCGCAAGACTCGGTGTTGTCAGTTGCTCGATTGCACCGGTGCAAAAGTCCTCTGCGTCTTCCGGATCCATTCCATTCTCCTCTGCGATTGTCTTGATTGCTTCTAAGTCTCCCTCTTCCAACTGTGCTTTGGCCGCACGGTTGATCTCCTCGTAAGAATCAAATTCTCCAAACTTCTCAAACATCTTTATACCTCTTCTCCTTGTAAGTACGCTTCAAGCGTCCTTTTATACTCACTGTTGTTTTCGTATACGATCTCTATCTCGTGTTCTTTACTCTCTTCCAGGAACAACTGCCACAGTTCCTTGTTCTGTATGTCTTTTCCATCCGACTTTCTCCACTCTGCACGTCTCCACTTTTCCGGGTTGTCTGCCTGAACCATGTCACGGATAAATGTATTCCTTGTGTAGAATATAATATGGCATGGCTCTGTGAATCTCTGCATTGCCCGGATCATGGCTAATAGTACACTGCGGTTATGTGTTGTCTCTGTTTCTTCGCCCTGTACGAACAGGTCCTTCACTTCTCCGTTTTGCTTAATAAATACTAAGGCTGCACCATATTTCCCATCCCGGACAAATGGTCCTGTGATCGTTGTCTCTATGTAGACTTTCACTGTCTTCATGTCTTCAAATCCTCCTGTTCAACCGGATCAATGTGTATCTCCGGTACTTGAACCCAGTGGCCGGATTGATTCCTTGATAGCTCTTGGCAATGTAATAGCCGTTCTTCTGTTTGATTTCTTTCGGCCATCTTGCCAGTTTTTTCTTCTTTGGTGGTTTCAGTGGCATGTTCCGCGAAGTACTGTAACTGGATTCACTGAGCCTTGGCTTGTCCCTCTTTCCGTCTTCCCTCTTTTCTCCCACCTTCTCATTTTTTGTGATGTAGGATGCAAGCTGTGAGAAATCCTCTTCGTAGTATTTGCTTTTCTCCAGTTGTTCTGCATAGATTCCACCGTGTGGCCAACATTCCTCTACCCAGCGGATCGTATCCCGGCATCCGGTGATGACCATATGAATGTGCCATGCTCCCTTGGTTCCTTTCTCAATGTTCCGGATCCAGCGCAATTCGATCTGTTCTTTCTTGTATCTTGTTCTTAGCTTGCTTATCAGATTCGTGAAATCCTTCTTTGCTTTCGCCATGTCCGGAGGTCTTGCCTCGACTCTGTACGTCAACGTCAGGAAGTAGTCTCCCTTGCCAAAGTACTCCAACAATCTATGTCTGGCTGTCTCCGCCTTATTCATGGCGTTCACTACTGCCATCTGCTCCGGTGTAGGCTTTCTCTTCTTTTCTCTTGGCAGTCCCCTTGCTCCATACCTGCCATCATGGTATTCCTTCACCTCCAGGATGTCTCCTTTCCGGAAGGTGTGTGTTACTCTCTTCGTTGCCATCGTATACCTCTATCTTTAATATCTTAATCGAGTATTAAAATGGGGCAGAACCCCCGTTTTTCTTGACTTCCTGCCCCATAGATGTTAAGATAATAATGTCTTTAATATCTGCGAGACAAAAGTCTTGCATTCAACACTTCCGTTACCTCCGGAAGTGTTATTTTTTTATCTGTTTTTCCAGCGTCCTTGCAATCGAATTCAGCGCGTAGAAGCTTGCTGATACAGCCAGTCCGATCAGGACGCGCTCCAGCGTTGACCCTGGCACTTTGACTGATATGGAATATGTAATTGCTGCTCCGGAAGCATAGAAGAGTCCAACAAGCATTCCTATCCCTGTAATAAATCTTGTTCGCCAAAGACTCATTCTAATATGATGTAATCTCCTTTGTTCTTCTTCCTGGCGTACTCGTCCGCTTCTTCCCATGTCCCAGAGCAGCAGCCCAGTTCCTGTGTTTTCGTCCATCTGATAATCCATATGTGGTCTTTCTCCCTTCTTCCTCTTTTCTGGCTCATTTCTCACCCTCTGTATGGTTTTCTTCTTTCATTCCTATTTCAGTGCATCCCTCACGCGACAGCTGATTTATGATTACGAATGCCTGAGTGTCACTGAATGCTTTTCTTGTGATTTTATTTCCTTTATGTTTTGCTGTAATGATATACATCCGCTGCGCCCTCCTTCCTTCTTGTATGATGCGCACGGATAACAGCGACTGCGTTCCATACAACTGTTTCTGTGTTGACAGTAACAACAATCCTCCATGCTTGTCCCCTTTCCACCGCCTAAGCGGTTTTATCCTTTCTTGATCTCAGATGCTCGTTTATGATAGTTGATACATCATTGATTACTTTTTCATGCTCTTTTTCGCTTTTTCCCATATAAGCAGCATCATCAAATTTATATGTGCATCCGCTTTCTGTCTTTTTAATCTCTACAATCACCCGCATCACCTCCTAGAAAAGTTTATGTGTTACGGTTTGTACTTGTTGCTATTTTTTATTTCTCTGTCGGATATCTTTAGTTTAGGCATTGTTTTCTCCTCTCTAATCATCCTCATAGGTTCTTGGAATAAAATCCTCTGTAAGTGCATAGAACTCGCTGATGTAGGTTCCTTCGTCTGTAATGTTCAGATCAACAGCAACGTTGTGATCGTTCATCAGCATGATGCTCGTTACTCCCTCCTTATCGATATCTCCGCATCCGACTCCGACAACCTTAAATCCTTTCAACGGACTTAATTCTTCTGGATATCCGCTGTATCTCTTGTGGTTAATACTTCTCTTCATTGTTTTCACCTCTCTTGCTATTTTCTATTTCTTCTCCTATACTTTCCTTACAGGCTCTCGCTAGAGCTGAGTACAAAAGAAAGGAGTTTTATT